AGATTGCCTTCTTCAATCATAGGATTAAATTGGCTCATTAATTTGAAATACAAAGTTTGCTCAGGCTTTTGAAGAGCATAATTAACGACCTTGATTTCTACTCGGTCTGCTATTTCTCTAACTCCTTTAACTGGCTCAATGAATACTATCATATTAGTCTTTAATAAATATTTCTAATAGTTGCGCTTTGGCTAACACGGTAAACGACTCGCTATCTTTTACAAATCCTTTCAAAGTTTCTTGGTCTGACTTGTCTAAATCTAAGACCTCGCCTTTAAATAATTTCTTTGCCCAATCCCAAAATTTAAGTGCATCGCCTTTGGATGCGGAGGCTAATGCGCCAGCTAACATTTTACCAGCGTTACCACCCTCAAAAACTTGGTCATCAAGACCGATAAAGTCAAAGTTAAAATCTAATTTCATTTGGTTGTTTGTTTAGTTTACAATCATAAATAGCTATTATCCAAAATTTTACCAATATATGTAATTGCCATTAGCATCGACATATATTTGAAAAGGCGCATTTCGGTATTTAGGTTCATTCTCTGCTTTATTAATTCCCAATCCATAGTATGGTTGATATACTTGATTAACCGAAACAATATGTTGCCCTTGATGAAATATTTTATAGTAAACTCTTATGCCAAAGCTATCATTATCTTGATAAGGATAATCTACATTAATTTGAACTGGACTTGCTGGAGTCCATGAATCTCTAACTGGGTTAATTGCATACGCTTCATTGCTTGCAAAAAATTGTCCGTTAATATAATTTATAGGAAATTGCTCTGAGAAATTATTTACATCATTTATAGAATATGACCAAGTCAATCCACTTACACTATTTGGAGTTCTTCCATCAGTCGTTTGGAATATAGGTAAAAACGTGTAATTATTTGCCCAATCAATAGCTGACTCTCGATTATCCACTTCACTACCACTAACAAAACCTTTAAAATTAGTTATTTGCCTTCTTGGAACTACTTGCCCCGAAGAATTAACAATTAAGTTATCGCCTGGTCTTCCCGTAATTGGTTGGACTACGGTTGACATTCGATAATAATTAATAAGTAAATTTATTCTTACTGCAAATAAATATTGCCCAACGGGAACCGTTACATTATTACGTTGAAATATTAGTAATTCATTTGGCACAAGACCTTGAGAATATGTAAAATATGTTTCATTAATAAAAACTGAAACGTGGTCAACAATTCTTAAATGTCCAGGTAATGTAATTCTTAATGCTAATAAAGTAGAATTAGTACTTGGTTGATTGCCTATCGTTACAATATAATTGTAATAAGCGTCATCCGTTGGAGTTGCATTAATTGGTTCTGAATGTAAAAAACTATTGTTAATCACATTTGAAGTAAACGAAAAACTTGGCGCACCAAATACATAAGTTGAAACCGTATTACTTTGGGCATAATTGTTAATTATATTACCGCCATAAGCGGAAGCAAAATTGGTATAATTCCCGAATTGAATTGCTCTAATTGTAAATACAAATTCCCCGTAATAATCAATCGGCAAAGAATTAGAAGTCGTAAAAGTTACCGTTCTACCACTTACTGATAAATTAAATCCAGCTGGCATATCAACAAGTGATACATATTCAAAGCCACTTGGCAAAACATCTGACATCACTATTTGACCGCTTGTCACATTCGCAAATATTCGCATTAATATCCGAACCGTTCCCGACTGATTAATATTAAATGCGCTTGGCATTGTCTTAGACAAAGTCATATTTGGATAGCCAAAAGTACAAGTACCGTATTGATTTGCCACCGATTGCCCATTAGCATCAAGCCATTGGTTACATAAAGCCGTTGCCTGATTGTTAGCGTTAGTATCCGCATCCGCTTGGCTTATTGAACTTGTGTAAGTAGCCGTAAAGAAAGGCGAATAAACCTCTTGATTTGAACCTACTCCATATTGACCGCAGTCATTCTTTTGGATTGTACGGACTAATCTTTTTGTAACTGAACTTGTCCACGTTTCTGCGCCACCTATTAAAGTAGTTGTTGTATTTGAAGTCTTTGATACCGCTTCGCCTCCACCCGATACCGTTGCATAATTATAATAAGTAGTCGATATATTAGGCTGAACAATTATTTGAAGCGTTAAAACTCCATTCGGTTGTAAAACTCCGTTATAAGTACCAAATACATTATAAGAAAATCTACCTACATCGATTGAAACTTGAACAACATTAATACTCCAACCAGCGCCTCCGTAAGTTATATAAACTAAACCCTCTTGTAAATAATCAGATATTTGTATCGGCGCAGTTGTGGCCGTAGTTCCGTTATTTGTTATAGTTAAATAATAGGAAAATTGCTGATTTAAATTACCAGCCGTTGCACCTGATTTGCTAATTGTTAAATAAGGATTAGGAATATTACATCGTTGGCAATAAAGATACCATTCAGTCGGGAATACCGTAGGTAAACTACCGTCAGGTCTTGGAGTGTAATATTGATTTAAAGCAATCGTTTGACCACTTGAGTTTTGAAGTTGACCAAGTTCGGCCAATGTAATAGAAATTGGAGGATTCGCTAAAGATTCCCCCGTCATTTCATTGTAAACATCGGCAAAAGACATTTCGCCACTTCCTTGTAATGGCATTTATTTAGAAGCTAAAAGTGTTTCTAAATTCTTTATTTTAGTATTTTGTTCTTTAATCGCTTCAATTAATAAAGCAGATATGTTTCCGTATTCAACTCCCATCAATCCATCGTTACCCGTATTGACAATCTCAGGGAATACCTTATCTATTTCTTGAGCAATTACTCCCCCGTGTCGCTTCTCATCGTAATTAGTATTATAAGTATATCCCGAAATTTGACCTACTTTTTCAAGGGCATTTTCTATTTTTATAATATTACTTTTAATACGAATATCAGAGTTTGCAGTAATTGTTCCCGTTGCTCTAATTGCACCTGATACGTAAAGACGTTCCCCATTATCTGAGCTTGTACCCATCAAAATATTTCCGCCAGCAGTAATTTGCATCCTATCTACAACATTTGCAATTCCATTTGTACCAGTTGCAAATAAAATACCGACAGAAGCATCAGGAGCACAACTCATTAATCTTAAACCTCTCGCAGTACTATCTGAACCCATTCCATAGAAATATGAACCTGAAAAATCATAATCCATTCCATATCTTCTATTAGACCCAAATTGATAAAAAATATTTCCTCCACTACTTATTCGCATACGTTCAACATCGCTTGTTTCAAATCGCATATCGATAGCAGATGCTGTACCAATACGAAGTATATCAGCATTATCATATTTAAAAATACAACTTCTAATTGTTCCAGAAGAATTTTTACCTTTTACTGTAAATGCCCCTTCGCCATTTGTTGCACTTCCTTCTGCTATAATTGTAGCTTGACCACTTGTTGCTAAAGATGTAATTGTACCCGAAAACGTGGCTGCACCATTAGTTGCAATAAATAACCTTGAAGTACCATCATCTCTAAGGTCAAAAGCACCAGAATCACCACCAATTGAATCAAATACAGTAAAACCAGTACCCATTGAAATATTAGTATATACGGTCGTATTTGAACCAAATCTAATTTGTTCAGCAAAACTACCTACCACATGAAGTTTAGCTCCTGGACTTGCAGTATTAATTCCTACGTTAGTTCCATTATCAAATATTTGACTATTCCCAATCGCACTACTTGAAGTAAATTTGGCTACATAATTAGTCGTTCCACTTAGCGCACTTGCTTTACCATTAAAAGTATTCCAATCCGTTGAAGATAAGAATCCCGAAACTGAAGTTGTTGCTTGCTTTACTTGAATAGAAGTTCCACTTCCTAAAACTGCTCCCGTTCCTCCCGTAATTGTTAAGACTGAACTTGTGGCTTCAGTTAAATTGCCACTTGTTAAGCTAATTACTCCCGTCGTATTATTATAAGAAACTGCTCCACTTGCACTTATCAATGCTCGCACACTTGCATCCGTATAAACCGTACCTGAATAACTAATTGCACCCGTAGTATTATTATAAGTAATGCCCGTGCCTCCACTTAACGAAGTCAAAGAAATACCACCTAATCCAGCAAGAGTGTAATTTGGTACGTTTATTACTCCCGTTGTATTGTTGTAGGTAGATGCGCCACTATCTCCCGTAGTTGTAATTGAAATCAATGCCCTAACTGAAGAATCCGTGTACACCGTTCCACTATAAGATATTGCTCCCGTAGAACTATTGTAACTTATTCCCGTTGCTCCACTAAACAAAGCACGAATTGAAGCATCCGTATAAACCGTCCCCGAATACGAAATAATACCCGTCGCCGAATCATAAGAAATGCCCGAAGTTCCCGATAAGAACGTGGCACTAATTCCACCAAGACCAGCAAGCGTGTAAGTAGGCACATTTAAGACACCCGTTCCGCTTGAGTAAGTAGATGCGCCTGAGTTACCCGTTACCGTTAAGCTAATAGCACCTCTCGCCCTTGCATCCGTAAAGTATTTATTTGTCGGAGTGGCAAGTTCTTGAATGTCATCCGTATCTAAGACAACCGTTCCAACTAATCCATTTACCGAAATTACTGCCCCACCAATCGCAGCTTGTAATTCAGCAATAGTCTTTTTATAAAGTTGTCCCGTAGTTGCATCACCAATACCAAATAAATCAGTACTTAAAATTGCAGTCTTAGAGACTAATTGGTTTATTTTCTTATTTGCCATTTCTTAACTTGGATATGTAAAGTCGGTTGGTATTTGACACCTATTTGAAAGCATCGGATAAATGATTGATATATCGGCCTTTACTCCAGCCAAATAATCCTTCTCGTTTTCAGTAAAAAATTCTAATGTAATTCCTTCGCCCACTTCCCAATTAAAATTAGGATGCTTGCACATCGAAATAATATCTTGGCATATTAATAATTGGTCAGATAAAACTTCAGTTTCGTTAGTTTCATCTTGAAGTTGCCTATCAAGAAAGAATAAACTAAATGACATAGTCAATTCTTTGCCGTTTATTTGGCTTCCAGTCAACGAATAAAACATTGATGGATAAACATTATCAGGCTGAGAAAGAAACTCCCATACATCGCCAAAATAGACCGTATTAATTTGGTCGTGGCTTTGGGCAATATCCCTTATCAGCTTGATTGTTTGATTTAATGTCAGTTGTTTTATTGCCATTTGTATTTAAATAAACAATTAGTTTGTTTATGTTTTTGGTTGAGAATGCTTTTGGCATATTAATAATTATAATTTTTTTTGCTCTTTAAAACGTGTTGAGGATAACTCATTCCAAATAAACTATTTTCATCTCCTAAAAATATGCTCGATTGATACCCATCTTTCTCAGGATACATCGTATCGATGCCCGTGCCTGGATTGATATACTCAGGGAATAAGTTTGTTGTACTTACCTCTTGCAAATATTTAATCATTCTTTGCTTGTAAAACTCCGCTCTTGAACGATAACGATTAGCCACATCGATTAAATCTTGCATATTAGGTTGGTCGCTATTATCAGAAGTCTTGCGAACTAATCCTTTGTTGTAAAACTGAAAAGATAAGCCAACTGGTAACTCAGACAATACGTAGTAAACAAGCGCATCGGTTACGTAGTCATTCAATAAAGACGTTTCTAAATTGCTCAACGTATTATTTTCAATACCCGTTTGAAGTTTAACATATAAAGCCGTTCCTAAAGCTGGCAAGATATAAATGTCTTGAGCCGTTTTTATTTCGGGCATGATTAACTTGTCATCAATATTAGAATGAATTGCCGTTCTTTCTTTGATTGCATTTGCTCCTATAAATAATGTATTCTTCATATTAACCTTTCTTAATTACCGTTTGAGCATACCAACGATGTCTGCAACTTGGTGAATGTTGACCGTTTGGCTTAGTCCACCAACCGCCTCGCCTATCAAATACGCTATACCCTAATCTTGCCGATATGGCTTCAATTTCTGCTCTTGAATACAATCTATCTAACTGCATTAATTGAGCGCAAAAATAACGACTTGGATGGTCTGCTGAATCTCTTTCGTTTCCTGGTATATCTGTCCTCCATTCGTAAGAATACCGAACCATAAAACTTGTAGTTGTTGGTTTTGGTGCATTCAATTCTGATAATGGCTTAGACAATTTTCTTTCCGTTATTCCTCTTGAAACTGAAATACTTAAAATCCCTCTTTTATCTAATCCATCTAAAACACGATTGATAATATCTAAGTCAACTCCAATAGTTCCAGCAATAACCTCAGCCGTTATTCTTTTATCCTTTTGGATTAAGTCCAATACATTAGCCTCTAATCCGCTCAATGCTTGCTCTGCAAATTCTAAATGCAAAGCCTCCTCTAATTCATTTGGAACTTGACTAAATACCTCTCTTGATTTAAAGATTGAATATTCTTCTTTTGAAACACCAAACTCTTCGAATATTTTTACAACATCGTCATCGCTAAAATTAAAGCCACTTGGCGCAGTTGGGATATTCTCTCCACCTTGCTCGGGTATTAAACCAACCAAAGAACGAATCTCATTTGCAGTCATTGATTCAAGTACCTTATTAGCAACCAACGGACTTAATGAATTAATTGCATCAATAACATCTTGAGAAGTTGAAGAAGTTTTAGGCTCTAATGCTGGCGCTCCTAACTTTTCACGAATCTCATCTTTAGTTAAATTAGCAGCTATAATTGTTTCAGTAAATTCTATGCCAATCGGCTCGACTGGTACGATTTGGAGTTCTGAATTAGCACCGTGTAATTTGGCAAGTAAACTGAATACTTGCTCAAGAAATATTTGCTTATCATTAACGTAAGTATTTTTAAAAATCTCGTAAGAATCACGCATTTGTTGGCGAGTTCCTAATTGACCTGGAGTGGAAATACCAAATAAATCGGGAGCAGTAATTTGATGACCAGCAAATATATTCTGCTGGATCATTTTATCTACATTACCAAAATCTTCTTTAGTTATATCGCTTGCTCCTAAATCTTCAATGACTGGCTTTCTTGAAGCATCATTGACAAATGAAAGTATAAACTTCTTGCCATCACTCCCCGTAAACCTATCGGTAAACTTGCGTTCAATTTGGCGCTTCTCATCATCCGATGGCTCGCCATTTGGTAACGTAATTAATTTGCTTGCACTAAATCCCGTTTGAGCATTACCTAAAACGTGCTTAGATATTTCAATATCGGATTCAACGTAATTTAAAGCACCGAAATAACCTGGTAATGCGTAAGCATTTAAGTTAGGTCGATACTCCTTTAAATACATTATTTGAGTGCCTTGTCTTAACTGAGAATTAAATCCATTGTAGACCTCTCTTTTGTACTTCCTATCTTCCCAATTCTCTGAATACCAAAACTGAGTATTGTCAGCATTGGTTCTAATCTTAGTATAATCAACGTGATAAACCTCAGCAAGATTTTCGCCCGTTACACTCCAAATAATTTGCAAGTAAGCGCCTCCAAATAATTCAATATCAATAGATGCCTTTCTTAATACTTCGGTCAACGACTCCACTCGGTTGGCTTGTGCGATGAATTGTTCACCAATAGGGTCGACACCCTCTTTGATTTTGAAGCCGTTCCCAGTTATGTAGTTGACCTTGCCTTTAATTATCGCATTATGCTTGGCAGACTTATTAAATAAATCGACCAAGTAGTTAGGATAATCATTCTTTTTTCCGAACTCAATGTAACCTTCTCCTTCGCCTTTCTTCTCCCGATATTCAGGTTGTCTTGCCTCCGCAAAAGTTAAAACCATTAATTGATTGCTCATATATCTCTTACTTTGTAAGTGTTTGTTTGGTTGCTATAAGTAGTAAAACTGAATTGACTTGTATCGTTTAAACTTGCTTGCCCACTTTCAAGCAATGAAGTCGCTTGCGATGGTATTAAATTGGAAGTTGAAGTTTGCTCATAAATCTGATAAGACCATTCGCCAGGTAATTTAGTTGCAAAATAAGAACTTACCGTTATATTAAAAGCGTTAAATCTTTCAGGGTAAGTAGATAAATCGGCATTGTTTAAAATCACAAATGCCACCGTTTCATTTGTATTTCTTGACTTAAAATAGAATAAATAATTAGGCGATGTTAAAGTTGCCTTCTCGCTTAATGTTAATATTATTTTATTGACTTGACCTTTGATTAAATGTATCATCAAATATAAATAGCATTAACAAAATTTCTTATATAAAAAAAGGGGAAGCATCTGCTCCCCCCTTACCCGTCAACCAAACGACTATCTTTAAGCGCCTGGAGTAGTCAAGGCATTGAATACGCCTGAAGCTACCGATGGTGCTAATTCTCTCTCTTGTGCGGAGAAAGTTAAAGTATAACCTGAACGGTCTCCTTGAGCAGTACCTGTTGCACCGTTACCCCCCGTAACATTTAATCCATAAAGATAACCAAGCAAGAAAGTTTGCCCGTTATTATCTTTTACTACTCCAATTAAAGTATTTTGAGCAAGTAAAAGAATTTCATTTCTCGTTGCAGTTTGCAACTTATTTAGTACTATCGATAATTCTTGAGCATAGAAAACCGTTCCATTTTGCACGTTAGCATTAATGTTTTCAGTCAAAGAAGCAGTACCTGGAACTAATTCATATTTGTAGAATCTTTTTCCAACTACTTTAGTAATTGCAGTTATTGAACCTGAAGTAGGTGCAGTAATGGTTACGTTTGCTTTTTCGATAAAATACACTTCTGTTATCCCACCTAATGAGTCACGACAATCTAAAGAATATCCTTGAGTTAAAGCACAAGCCATAATTATTTTTCTTTAAAGTGTTAAAATTAGGGGAGTCGCATCCAAGCGATACTCCCCGAACTTATTTGTAAGATTATTAAGCTAAGATGAAATCAACCATCTCATCAGGGAATGCAAATTGCACACCGAACTTAAACGCTGCCATGAACTTAATGTTCATTGCATAAGGGTCATGCAATAATTCAAATTGCTCCTCTTCGTTCAATAAGTCAGTACCGATAAACAAGTTAGAAATACGACCAGCGTATATCTTAGAAGTTCCGTTCAATCCTTGAACTGCGATAACCTTGATTGTAGTTCCTGGCAAAGTTAATTCTCCAGTAGCTTGACCATCAAAAGTATAATTAAATAAATTTGCAGTTTTTAATGCGATAGTATAAGTACGGAATACATCGTTTCCAACAAAAATAGCAACGTCATCCTTATCAACTATTGAAGCTGGAATAGCTTTGTAAACTGCATCTAACACGTTAACAACTACACCACTTGTAATACCAGCAGAAGCAGCCAAAGGAGTTCCGTAATAAGTAGTAGTGTTTGCGTGAATAACTGAAGCCGAAGCGGCAGCAACTAATTTAGCAAAACCATCAAACTTATTCAAGTTACCATTTGCAGATGCAGTATCTCCAGTCCAAATTGCAGTTTCTAATTGAGAAGCAATACGAGCAGATTTTTTAGAAGTATAATCCGCAGCGAATGCGATTGAATCATACATTGAACCAGCTGATAATGCTTTTTGTAAATACTTAGATTCTAAGTTTTTAGGGCAAAGCGCCTCTTGTACTTTAATTTTACCAACTGTTACACTACGCTGAGTGAAAGTAGTTGTACCTGATGCGTTGAAACCGCAATCGCTATCATCTTGAAAGAAAGCATCAGTATCCATGATACCAATTTTCTCTGAAGATTTTACTCCAACTAAAACGTTTCCTTGAGATTTAATCAAAGTAGCAGTTTTAGAGCCAAGAACTGAAGATGTTACTAATAATGCTTCGTTTTCTTTGGCGTAATCCGTTAATGTACTTACAACAAATGCCATAATTTTTCTTTTTTAAAATTTTTAATTTAAAGTTTTAACTCTTTCCAAGAATCGCTCTATTTTGTCAGCCTTTGGCTCAACGATTCTAAAATTGTTTTTTGGATTTTGGATTGGGTCAGCTACTGGAGTCTTAGAAAATCCTTCCAATACGCTTAACATTTCACTAAATCCTTGATTAAATTTGCTTTCTAATTCTCCTAACTTGCTTTTTAATGCCTCATTCTCGGCTTGCAAGTAAGTGATAGTAGCATTCATTTCATCAAATTGAGAATCGGCTTCCATTTCCATAGGAGCTTCTTCTGAAGTTGGTGCTTCGGCTTGAGGAGTTTCAATTCCTTCAACCTTTCCACCAACAACGGTCATCATAGTACCATCAGCTAATTCATACTCGCCATCGGGAGCAGAAACTGAGTTACCTGAATCGTCAACAAGCATAGCATCTGCGCCAATCTCTAATGCTGATAAGTCAATCTTACTACCATCTTTAAGGTCGTAAGTTTCGAATACCAATTGAGTCGCTGGCTCAGGTGCAATTTCTTCAGTTTGCTCAACGGCATTATCCGCTAACATAACTTTAATTTTTTCAATTGCTTCTGAAACGTTCATAAATTGTTTTTACTATTGTTTGATTATAAATACTTATTTGTTAATACTTTATCATTTAACTTGTTCTAAAATCGAACATATCTCAGACCATAACGATTCCTCTACGCTCATCGGTTGCTTTTCCTTCTTGTAATTAAATATCCCTTCAACACTAAATCCTTTAAACTCTCCCGATTTAATCTTATTCCAAACCGATTCATTTTCTACTTTAAAACTTCCAAACCAAGAGCCTTCGGGTGCATCCTCAAATCCTTTCATTGCCATTACTCCCCTTGATGAATCTACGATAAACGATTCATACATCGTTACTCCTTCAACTGCCATAGCCTCATCGTGCATCAAATTTACATTTGACTGATAACCTTTCTTGAAGAACTTTTGTGCTATCTTTTCAATTGTTGGAGCAGTAAACGTAACGTAATACTCACCATTTTGGTCGTTACGATAAATAGGAGTATCGGCTAACATTAATGCGCCTGAAACAATTCTCCTATCTTCGGACTGAATAACAAATTTAGCCTTGTCTTCTTTAAACTTTAGGAAATCTCTTTCGATTGCTGGTCTATCTACTAACGCAACAAAGTCAACTTCGACATCATCGTTTAAATCTTCACTAATTTCAAGTTGGTAAATTGGTAATTTCATGTTATTTGTTTTTAAATTCTTGCAGAGTTTTCAATTCTCCGTATTCTTTTTTGACTTCCCGTAATATCTGACTCTACAACGTATGCCCTTGCGTTTACATTACCTATTGCATTGATTGAAGTTTGGTCTAATGAAGTAGGTGCGTTAGGAGTAAAACTTGGAGGTACTGGCGCTGCCGATAATCTTGCTCCGCCTCCGCCTCCACTTGTATCACTAACTCCAGGCATACTTGGTAATGGTGTATTAATAATTGAATTTACGGTTAATAAACCTTGAGCAATGGTCGCTGCCGCTGCAATAAAGTTAAATGGCGCTGGGTAATCTTTTAATGCTCTTGATGCTCCAACATAAGTATTAATTGTAGCATCTGCAATACCTAATGCTTTTCCAGCAACTGTTCCTTCTCCAGCTAATTGCATACCAGTGCGAAGTGCATTACTAACTATACCTAATTTTTCATCTTGTTTTCTTCTTTCAAGTTCTAATTCAAACTTTGCATTTTCCTTTATAGACTTATCCATTGCATTATTTACTAATGCAAGAACTTTAGGCTTATTGTTTTGAATTACATCAAATAAATTTTTAACATCTTTTAATTCCTTAACCTCGACTTTACTTGAGTCTCTTTTAATTTGGTCAATTTCATCATTTGCTTTTTTCGTTAAAAATACTTTTAATCTTTCATTATCAGAAAATAGCGATAAATCGGTTTCGAGTTGTTGCTTAATTTTAACAATCTTTTTATCTTCTTCAGATAATCCAGCTTCCGCAAGTTCATTTATTCTTGTAATTCGTGATAATTCATTTGCTAATTCTTTATCAATTCGTTCAGCTTGTTTTTTTAAATACTCATCATCCCCTTTTTTTTGTGTAGCTAAAACTGATTTTTTATAATTACCCTCAATGACAACTAACTCATTTTTTAAATCTTTTTCTTGTTTTATTTCTTCATCTTTTAATTTTTTGCCATTTTTCTTTTTTACTTCTAAAACATTTAAATCTTCTTGAACTATTTGTTTTCTTAATTTAGATAATTTTCCTTCTTCTACACCTTGCGATTCAAGTGCTTTTAATTCTCTTTCATATTGCTCTTTACGACTTTTGGAATTTTTAGTAAATAATTCAAGCGCCCTATCTGATTCAGAAGTGATACCAATAAAATCGGTAACTTTATCCACTATTTTTCCTATTGTATCTCCTAATCCAGATAATCCAGGTATTAATTTTAATACAGCATCCCTAACTTTGTCAAAGTTTGCAATCAATAAACCTAATCCGATTGCTAATGCACCAATTCCCGAAGCAATTAATGCACCTCTTAATGTAGTAAATGCAGTTATTACCCTATCTCTTATTACACTTGCTAAGTTTTTAAACCCTTGAACTGAATCTAAAACGGTATTTAATCCTTCAGAAAATGCTAAAGCAGATTGTACTTTTAATAATTGCTTTTGCACGTTCTCTGATTCAACACCAAATAATCCTAAAGCACCTTGTGCTCCAGCAAATGCTCCAGCAACTCCTTGAATAGATTGAGAAAATGCTTTAAATTTTGCATCAGGATTAAATGCTTCAATAGTTGATTTAGCATCAGCAATACGGTCTTTTAATTCCGCTGCTCTTTTTGCTGCATTTGCTAATTCTTTAGAACTTGCGCCCGCAGTATTTTGTAACCTTATTAATTCTTGCGTTGCTTCTCTTAATTGCGACCTTAAACTTCGTGTATCTGCAACTAAATCAATACCAACTTTTGCGTTTTCAGCCATCTCTTAATTTTAATAAAATAATTCAATTACTCTTAACAATTCACATTTGGTTGTTTGAGGAATACTCGGATTAAAATCAACTACTTTATTTAACCTCCATAATGCGCCATCTATATAAATCAGTTGAGCAAAGTCAAGTGAATAAATATCTTGTACGGTTAAATATAAATAGCAACTTAATAGCTTACTATCTTTGTTTATAATTTCAGCTAAATATTCATCCCACCAAGAATTAAATAAATTAGCCGTAGGGTAAGGATTTAATAAAGTAAAATAAAATTCATTTGGGACTCCAAAATTAATATCAATTGTTGGTAGTATAGGGTCATCTAAATGCCCAGCATACCCGTATGTTGTTTTTGCACTTCCATAATTACCATTGCCTGGATTGCCTAACTCTGGGTCATAATAATGTTTAATATTATAACTTAAACATGAAACATTTTTAAAAATCATTATTCGGATATTGTTATCCTTTCGTTCTTCAACTCCGTTAGATTCTTTAAATAAATTTGCTCTTAATTTTGTATCATTTGTATCCTTAGTTAATACGCTTGGACTAAATATTACTTTTACTTCCGTTCTATCCTTAGCAAATTGATAGCCAGTATCTTCTTTCCTATCACCATACGATTCATTGTATTTTTTAAAATATGCTTCATTATAAAAATCATCATCCTCAGTATAAACATAATCGTAATACCTTGCATTTAATTCCGACATTGGCTTAATAGAAATCTCTTTTGAATAATCTACTTTATTCGACCAATCGATTGAATTAGCAACTGGGTCAGATAACAAAAGTAAACCCGTAGCATCTCCAGTTTCTCCGTGTAATAACAACTCGCCAACATCATTTACTTTTAAAAACCCAGCGCCTTTACGATAAAATTCTATGTATGGTTCTATTAATAAATGAGTGGTTAATAATGGGTCTTCGTAAACATATAAATTAAACATTCGACAAATCGAAGCAAAGAAATCTTTTTGTTGGATTCCTTTAGGCAAACAATTCCCCATAGATATTAAATCTCCCTCAGTTGCTAAACCAACTTGAGCATAATCGGATTCAAATGCTAATTTAAAATCTATTGGGCATAATGTTGAATATGCAACTCCAGTGTAAAATATTACTTGAACTTGAATAGTATCATTTGCATTTAATGAAACATCAACAATCCAATCAATAGGAATATTTTGATTATCAACTCTTGGAGCAAATGATTCGGTTACAATTGTTGTACCTGATTTTTTTAAATTTACGGTAAATGTACCTGAACTTGATAAATTAAGCCATCCAGTAAGTTTTATTTTTCCAAGAGTTCCATTTGTTCCTCCAAATGTATAAGTAGCATAATCTGCCGTAGTAAATAAAACAATATTTGGATTTAAATTAAATGTAATTAAATCCGTTTTACCTACATCACTTCCACTTTCAACACAAATTGTAGATTCAACTATCAATAAATCCTTAGTCAATTGCTCAAGATTAGCCTTATTATTTGGTATTATTAAACTCCTAAAATAAGGCGTGTCAAAAAAGGCAGAAGTATAGGTGTAACCTGAAAAATCAATAATTTTATCAATTAATTCGTGAACGAAAAATGCTGGTCTAAAAGCATTTAAATGCCAATCATCTCCTGAATAATTAGCTGGATGCCTACATTTTCCATAGTCAATTAATGGATAAACTATTCCTAAACCACTTGCTACACCTGAAGCAGTCCAAGAATTAACAACATTTTCAGCAGTCCATACTTGGTCATAAGCATCGGAAAAATAACCAAACATATCAGCGTCATTCAATAGCTTATTACCTATTGCGGAGGCAAATCCTCCTAACTCCCCAAATACTGCGCACTGATATTCTATTACTCCGTTCTGAATGGTTATCTCCAAAAGGCGAAGAACTCCCTTAAAAACTTGTATCTTATTGACAAATATCTGACAATTTGCTTGCTTGGTCGGGTCAAAATTATAGCCAACATTTGGTTCATCAGGGTTACTAATACCGTAATTATTACCGCTGGTAAAATTATAAATATGACCAAACACTTTATTATTGTTTGCGTTACCAGGTATGTTAATCGTTTTTGAATAGTTCGTATTCCTCGAAGAAAAGTCTTTAATGTCATCTATTGCGTAGTTTAGTTCTGCTCCTAAATCCTCGAATAAGTCGAGTCTTTGTTGTTCAATTATTATTTCGGTTATCATTATCTAAATTGACTAAATTGTTTTTGCCCTAAATCAAATTGTAATTGGTAGTTAAATATTTTATCCGAAGTGCTAACCTTCTCTTGCCAATTTGTATCCTTCATAACAATAGGGTAATAGTCGCTCGTGCCTCCATTAATTAAATGTAAATAAACCTCGTTAGAAGCAAGCAATTCAGAGCCAAGTGCATAATCTACTGCCGATACATAATCACTTGTTACAAGGTAACTCCAATCGATTTGAGTGGCTAATGCTTGGACTCCACCGTAATGAACTCCCGAACTATTTTTAAAATCCATTGCAGTTCCGCTTCTTTGGTAATCAGCAGTTTGATAAGTCGTTCTTTTAAAATTCTTTTGTTGGCGAGAAAGTAAACGAAAACCAAAAGTGTCATATCCTCCAAATTGATTTTGAAATACTAAATTAACTGGTGTAAATCTTGGAGCGCATACTTGCTTCATTATCATTGTATCCGAGCCAATCGTTACCTTATAACCATACGTTGCATCGGTAATAAATGAACTACCTAAATAAGTATTTATTGCCGTAGGACTTAAATCTAAAAGCAAAGAAGAAAGGCTTGATAATGTTGCTCCCGTTGACGAGCTTCCGCTATTGCTTCCATCCTCATTTATCTTTTGAATCGTTGCCGTTACTGCTGATAAGTTGGCATTAAAATAAGTAATATAAAACTTCTCCCCACTTATTACTTCGCCAGCAGCCCTATCTCTTGTCGTTAAGAACTTATTTGTATAAGTAGAAATTGAAGCCCTAAATGGATTTAAAGAATAGTTCCATCCCTTAGCAGTATCTGAAGTTAAGTTTGCATAAGTTGTACCTCCGTATTCTTCTCCGTAGGCAACTGCATAGTCAACGAATAGGAATGAGCCAGCGAATTGTAAGACTGAACTTCCTGATGGGTTAAAACCGCTTCCAAGATAGTTTCTGATAATGGGAGCGACATCAAGTACACCATAGTTTCCTGAATCGGGATAATTTTTAAGTGTGGCAACGGTTGCGCCACCAACTTGTATATCAAATACATATTTAAAAGAAGATTGTGCTACATTGGTTGAAGAAATTATATGCCATAAACTATCGTGAGCCGATGTATATGAACCTGGTACTGTTGTTGGTATGTTAATTGCCATTATTTCTT